CTTCGAGGACTTGCAGAAAAATCATTAAACTATTAATACCTCGGAGGGTATAAACAAATGGCTACTTTAGGCGTAAGAGCTTCTGGAGGACCACAAGGTCCAGCTAGAGCTACCAGTGCAAACGTCTCTCAAAGAGAAGACCTTGCAAACTTTATTACAATGATAACAAGGGATGAAACTCCTTTTATGTCATCTATTGGCAGTGCAAAAGCAACTGCTATTTATCATGAATGGCAAACAGACAAACTAGAAGTTCCAGGAAACTCAACTATCGGAGAAGGTACAGACTATCTAGAGCCTTCATCTTCTGGTGGTGGAGGAGTAGCAACTGACGGTGCTTTCTTTAATAAATCAGGTCCAAACAGAACCAGACTAGGTAACTACACACAAATCAATGGTAAGACTATTGCTGTGTCAGGAACTAGAAGGGCTGTGGATCAGGCTGGTGTTGCAGATGAATACGCATATCAGTTAAAGAAAAGAGGTACAGAGCTAAGAAGAGACGTTGAGCATGATATGATTCATTCTTTCAACGTATCAGCAGCTGTCGGTGCTCAAAATGGAACTGCAAGAACTGCAGGTGGATATCAAGCTTTTATTAATAGCACAGACACTGTGAACTATGTAGGTGGTTGGGCAGCTCCAGCTACTGCAGGTGATGGTACTGCCGTTGTTAAATCAGCAGCAGCTTCTGCAGCAGCTCCAGCAACTGGTTCTTTATCACTTTCAGAAATTGATTCTGTTATGCAGAAGATTTATGAAGAAGGCGGAAAGGCAACTAAGATTATGATATCACCAAAGTTAAGAAGAGACTTTTCAGACTTAATGATTAGTGATACTGGTGTTGTAAGAAATATAGACGAGAAAGGAAAGCTAAGACAGTCAGTAGACGTATATATGTCAGACTTTGGCGATCTTATGGTTGTACCTAACTATATTATGGGATTAACTAATAACGTTCAGTTCAAGCAAAGTGATGGTTCTACTAATCTTACTTTAGAAACTAACGTTGCTAACTTTTCAGCACTTATCTATGACCCACAGTGGTTTGCTATGGCTTCACTAAGACCTTTAAAAGAGGTTGACGTAGGGCAGAAAGGTGATTCAACTGTTGGTATGATGGTTGAAGAGTCAACTCTAGAAGTACGTAACCCATCAGGTTGTGGTGCTATCTACGGTTTAGCTTAACTATTATTTAAAGGGGAAGTCAACATGGCTTCCCTTTTTTTATATAGGAGTATATAATGCCAAAAACAAAAAAGAAAATTGGTGATGATTTAGTCTCTGGAACTAAAAAATTTTTTAGTAATTTATTTAGTTCGTCTAAAAAGAAAAGACCTGAAGGAAGCAAAAGCCCTTATCAAAAGCTTCAAGAAAAGAAAAAAGCAGATTTAAAGAAAAAAATAGGAAAACAACCTAGTCGAATACAAGATAAAGAGGGCAATGTTAAGTTTGCTGGCGGTGGAGATTCTAAACTTAGAAAATATAACAAAGTAGAAAAACCTATTTCAAGACCTAAGAAACCTGCAATGCCTACACCAAGACCTAAAAGTATAAAAGAAAAAGACTTTGGAATGGGTCAAATGGACGACTTTAAAAAATCTAAAATAAAACAAGGACCACCCCCTCCACCTAAAAAGAAAGCACCTGTAAAAAGAAAAAGCAAAAGCAATATAAGCAATAGCAGTTCTTATGATGCAGACTTTACTAAAAAGGAATTAGAAAAGAGAGGTCTTAAAGCTAAAAACTTTATGTCCAAATCTAATATAGCAAAGACTACTGCAGCTAAAGATAAAAAAGTAGCTAAAGGAATGGACTTTGGTCAAAAGAAAAAGAAAGCAAAAGCACCTATGTATGAAAGTAAAGGTACTAAAGGTGGAGTTAAAATGAAAATGGCTAAAGGCTACAGTGCTGGTGGTCAAATATTTACAGGGAGATAACAACTATGCCAATTGTAATAACACCAATTAAGAAAAAGAAAAAAGATAATATGGGTGAAGAAAAAATTCCAGCTAAAAAAAATATGGGCATGGATTCAATGATGAAGAAAAAGAAAAAGAAAGCACAATACAAATACATGGGCGGTAAAATAGATGATAAAAACTATGCTGGCTGTGGTGCTAACATAATGAGAACTAAATAAGAGGTATTAAAATGCAATATATAGAACATATATCAGCTACTAATGTAGTTACACATGTTCCCGTTACTAGTTGCACCTTTAGAGTTACAGAAGCTGCAACTTCAGTTAGCGGTAATAGTGGCACTAAAGTAGGTGCAACAAGAAAGGTTACACACTTTTCTTTAAACACAGCTAACGGTGGACCAACTGTACCTGCATTAATATTAGGTGCTGGAGTTAAAGCTAGACTTGGTTATTTTAATAACAATGGTCACTTTAATTATATAACAGATGAAAATTAAAGGAGATTGAGGACATGGCAAAGGAAAATGACTTTGTCTTCTCAAGTGCTACTGTAGATCAAAAAGAAGGCATACAAGCTGGTTTTGATCTACAAACAGCCGAGTGGGAAGCAAAGCAAAACGTAGATCAATACATAGAACATGCTAAGAGCGAAAGAGATAGACAAGAATACTTTGGAAGAAGTAAAGGCGGATATAGAAAGCTAGCCACAATACCAGATATTGTTGCTTTAAAAATACTTCAAGATCACAAGTTAGATCTTCATGATCCAAACTTTATGAATGATCCTAGCAATCTTAAGAAGTTAAAAAGTATTTTAATAACAGAATATCGTGATTTAGTAATAAATACTTAGGAGTAAGATATGGCATTAACATATACTGAACTCACTACGCTAGTAAGGAACTGGTGTAATAGAGATGAAGAAGTGGTTAGCGATGCAATTATTAAAGATTGTTTAAAATATGCTGCAGATAAGGCTTATAGAACACTCCGTGTTCCACCCTTAGAAAATGTAGCAGTATACGAAAAATCTTTATTAGAATCTGCAACTGCTCAAAATCAACTTGGACTCACAACTACCGAATTACAATTACCTTTTGATCTAATAGAATTTATACAAATAAAAGAACTAGATAGTGATAATAAAACAATAAGAGTTTTTAATGAAAAGTTAGATATAAGAACATTTAATGATGTTAATGCAGAAAAATATTCTAATATGAATTACTGGTCAAGACAAAGAAATCTTGTATTTTTAAGTCCAGGATTTAATAATAGAGGACAAGCTAATAGTATAGAATTACTTTATTATAGAAGGCTACCTGCATTAAATGCATTATATGCCGTAACAGTATTAAACTACAATGCTGGTTTTTTAACAACGGTAGGTGCTGGAGCAGGCGTAGATGGCTCTGCATTATTATACTTCAATAGTAATACGAGTACAACAGCATATGCAACACAATCAGATGCACAAGCAGCAGATCCTGCTGGTACAGTAACAAGCACATATTATATAGGAACACTTGTACCTAATTGGCTCAGAGATCAAAATGAAAGAGTATTATTATTTGGTGCTCTTGGAGAGATATTTGCATTTACGCAAGAAGATGATCAAGCTCAAAAATATGGTCAAATGTTTTATAATGAAATAAAAGAATTGAATGATGAAGACGAAAAGAGGAATGCGTCAGGTGGTAATGTTCAAATAAACTTTAACGGAAGAGGGTTAATATAATGACAACTGCAGCAAGACCTGGACAGTTTACAGGTGCAACAGATAACTCATCAAGCGGTGGATTATTTGGTGACACAAAAGTAGACGGTATTCCTGATATAGTAGGAGCAGACGTTTTAGCAGCTCAAACAGCGGCTAGTAATGCAGCAACTAGTGAAACTAATGCAGCTACTAGTGCTACTAATGCAGCAACAAGTGCAACTAATGCATCAACAAGTGAAACAAATGCGTCCACTAGTTCTACAAACGCAGCAGCTAGTGCAAGCAATGCTGCAACTTCTGAAACAAATGCAGCTACCAGTGCAACAAATGCATCAACCAGTGAAACAAATGCAGCTACCAGTGCTACTAATGCGGCAGCCTCTGAAACAGCAGCTGCAGGAAGTGCAACAAGTGCAAGTACTAGTGCTTCAACTGCAACTAATCAAGCAAACACTGCAACAACCCAAGCCGCAGCAGCATCAACTAGTGCAGCTAATGCAGCGACTAGTTATGATAACTTTGACGATAGATATCTTGGACAAAAATCAAGTGATCCAACAACAGACAATGATGGCGATGCCTTATTAACTGGAGCATTATATTTCGATACAACGAATAATGTGATGAAGGTTTATAACGGTTCTGCATGGCAGAGAACGACTCCAACTAGTTCTGATCAAACAAATATAAATACATTATCTCAAGCTGATGTTGTAGCAGATATGGCTTTACTGGCAACCGCTGATATTATTAATGATATGAATATATTAGCAAGTGCAGATACTGTTGCTGATATGGCTATCCTAGGAACGGCTGACGTTGTGGCTGATATGAATACTTTGGGTACAGCTGATGTTGTAGCCGATATGAATACATTAGGAACAGCTGATGTTGTAGCTGACATGAATACATTAGGTACAGCCGATGTTGTATCAGATATGAATACCCTTGGAACAGCAAGTAATGTCAATAACATGGGTACTCTTGCAAACATTAGTGGAAACATAACCACTGTTGCAGGAATTAGTAATAATGTAACAACAGTAGCTGGAATATCTTCAGATGTAACGGCAGTGGCAAATGATGCTACAGATATAGGAACTGTTTCAACCAGTATATCTAATGTCAATACAGTGGCTGGTTCTATTAGCAATGTTAATACTGTAAGTGGATCTATTGCAAACGTTAATACCACTGCAGCTAATATAACTGGAGTTAATTACTTTGGTGAAAGATATAGAGTTGAATCTTCCGCACCTACAACTTCATTAGATGTTGGTGATTTATATTTCGATACAACTACAGATACTATGAAAGTATACGGAAGTAGCGGATGGCAAGCAGCAGGTTCATCTGTCAATGGTACATCACAAAGATATCATTATGATATTACTAGTGCTGCAACAAGTGTAACTGGTGCAGATGCTAATGGTAACACATTAACTTATGATGCAGGATATGCAGATGTGTATGTTAACGGTGTACGTATGTCAGAAGATGATATCACAATCACTAGTGGTGATACTATAGCATTTACACAAGCATTGACAAGTGGTGATGATGTAGATATAGTTGCCTATGGTACGTTTGCCGTAGCCAGTCTTAACGCAGATAACCTAGACAGTGGCACAGTGCCTGATGCAAGGATAACTGGTGCATACACAGGTATAACCAACCTTACAATGTCAGGTGACCTAACAGTAGACACAAACACACTTTATGTAGACTCAGCTAACAATAGGGTTGGTGTGGGAACTGTAAGTCCAAGTGATTTACTTGAGTTGTCTGGCAGTACTGCACAACCTGCTATAAGATTAAATGATGCAGATGTTAGTGGTTTATACCATAGAATATTTACACCTACTAATACTGGACTAGCCATTTCTGCTGATACTGGAAACGTAGCATCAGATAGCTTTTTACGTTTTGATGTAGATGGCTCAGAAGCTATGAGAATAGACAGCAATGGCAACGTAGGTATTGGTGTAGTTCCTGAGACGTGGACAACTGCTCTTAGTACTAGAGCTTTACAAGTTGGTGATGTTACTTCTATACACGAGGTGGCAAGCCAGTATTCACGTTTTGCAAGTAATATGTATTATGATGGCACATTTAAATACATTACAAGCAACCCAGCAACACGTTATACTCAGCAAGGTGGTACTCACGTTTGGGATTATGCAAGTTCTGGTTCTGCTGATGGTGCTATCACTTTTAACGAAGCTATGCGTATAAACAGCAGTGGTCGTTTGATGATTGGCACAACTACAGAAGGTGAAGCTAGTGGGGATGATTTAACAATCGCAACAACTGGCAATACTGGAATAACGATTAGATCAGGGACTACTGGAAGTGGTCAAGTTTACTTTTCTGATGGTACTTCAGGTGCTGATGAGTATCGTGGTTACATACAATACCAACATTCTCAAAATGCTCTGATACTTGGTACAAATGCCGAAGAACGCATGAGAATAGACAGCAGTGGCAATGTTGGTATTGGTACTAGTAGTCCAAGTACAAAACTAGATATAGCAGGAAATATAGCCCAAACTCGTACAACTCAAAATATTGAATTTAACCAAACCAATAATGCAGGTACATTTTCATTCAAAAACAGAGCAGATATTTCTCGTGCATTAATTAGCACAAATTCAATGCCTATGACTCTTAATGTAGAAAGTGCAGACTTCATGAATTTTGGCACTAACAACACAGAAGCCATGAGAATAGACAGCAGTGGCAACTTTATGGTGGGCAAAAGTGCAGTTGACCTTGACGTAGCAGGAGTTGAGTTTCGTGCAGGTGCTTATAATGCTATGACCAATGATGGTGGTGTTCCTCTTTACTTAAACAGACTAACATCAGATGGTGGTATTTTAGAATTTCGCAAAGACGGCACTACTGTGGGAAGTATTGGTGTTGCTGATAGTGGGGATAGAATTTATTTAGCAGGTGGTGGTCTTGAGGGTGTTGGTATAGATAATGGTGCAAATTCTTTTGTTCCTACATCTGAAGCAGGTGCTTTTAAGGATAATCATTTATCATTAGGTCAATCAGGTGCAAGGTTTACAGACCTCTACCTATCAGGTGGTGTATACTTAGGTGGCACTGGTTCAGCTAATTATCTTCAGGATTATGAAACTGGAACTTGGACACCTTCAATGGGTGGTACTACAACTTATTATTATCAAACTGGTGAATATACTAAAATTGGTAATATGGTTTTTTTAAGAGGTCAAGTTTCTATTAATGCTATTGGAACTGGCTCTACATTTACAATTCAAGGGCTACCTTTTGCATCTAAAACAACTCTTAATGGAAATCCAGCTGGAAGTTTAACTGTAACTTATTATAGTGGTTTAGCAATTAGTGTAAACTACATTGGTGGTCATGTAGTTTCAGCAAGTACAAATATAACTATTATAGCAAATTCAGGTAACAATACAACAATTCAATACAATGGTGGTGCTTTTTTTGGTAACGGAGCAAGATTAGATTTTACTATGGCTTACCAAACATAATAACCCTATTGGACATAGGGTAGTCAGTCCATTAACCAAAAGGAGATAAAAATGGCTTTAACAGAAGAGACAATACAAGATAAGATAGAAATCGTAGGTGACTTCAAGCACGTTCAAGTAAGAACTGCAGTGGTCATCAAGAGAGATGGCACAGAGATAAGCAGAAGCTTTTCAAGGCACGTTGTTGCACCTGATATAAGTGCAGATGACTTAGCAAATGAGAGTGCAGAAGTACAAGCAATATGCAATGCAGTACATACAGACGCAATCAAGACAGCCTATGCAGAACATTTAGCAAACCAAGAGGTGTAGCATGACAAGAGCAAAAGACATATCCAAGATAGTCACTGATGCAGACCTCAGTGGTACTCTTGATGTAACAGGTACATTTACTTCTCAAGGCATAGATGACAATGCAAATGCTACAGCTATTACTATTTCTGAAGCAGACAAAGTTTTGATTGGAACTACTACAACCAACTGGAGTGGTGCAAGTACATTACTTGTAAAAGAAGCATCTGGTGATGGTGGAATAACTATTGTTTCAGCATCTACATCTAACAATGGTAACATTGGATTTGCAGATACAGAGGGTAATGATTTTGCTAATATGCGAGGTCTTATAACATACCTTCATTCTGATGATGCTTTTAGGTTTATGACTGCCAATGCAGAACGTATGCGTATCACTAGCAGTGGCAACGTAGGTATTGGTACTAGTAGTGTAAACGGCACATTACACGTTCAAGCTAATCCTACAGCAGAGTTGTCCTTGTGGGGTGGTGGTGGCTCTTATGGTCGTAGTAAATTTAATATTCAATCTGTTGATGACGGAACATCTACTGGTAAATTTCAGATTACAACAGAAAGCACTGTTCCAAGTAGTCCTGAGTTATTAACCATCACTAATGCAGGCAACGTGGGAATTGGCACTAGTAGTCCAAACTCTAGACTAACAAGTGCATCAACAGATGGTTCTGTTGGTTTTTCTATACATAGAACTTTTAGTGGTGACGTAAGTGGCGAAACTACTATTGGTGGATTAGACTTTACTTTAACTGATACGGCAACTTCAAATCAAATAGTATCTAGAATTAGTCCAGTAGGTTCAGCAGGAACTGGAGATGCCTTTGCAGGTGCTATGAGATTTTACACAGCAGGAAATGATGGTTCTATTGCAGAACGCATGAGAATAGACAGCAGTGGTGATTACCTCTTTTTAGGTGGTACATTAAGAATTAAAGACAGTGGTAATACATCACAACGTGGTGCAATTTACGGGGATGCATCTTCATTTCACATAAATGCTGGTGTAAACAATCTTATTGCTTACAGTGCAGGCGGAGAACGTATGCGTATTGATAGCTCAGGAAACGTGGGTATTGGTACAACTAGTCCTTCTACATTACTACATTTAAAAGGTGATAATGCTACAATATTACTTGAAGATTCATCACCTGACGATGCTAGAGAAGCAAGTTTATTTGTTCAAGCTGGAGATTTATTTTTAAGAGCAGGAAATAATTTATCAAGTGGCTCACCAACTGTTGATGCTCAATTAGTGTTGATTGATGGTGGTACATTGACATATCAACAAAGTGGCACAGAACGTATGCGTATAGACAGCAGTGGTAACTTGCTGGTGGGTAAAACTGCATCAGGTTCAGCTAATCTAGGTGGCGAAATACGACCTTCAGGGTCAATACTGACGACTTCGGATGGTGGCTTTGCTGCCGTGTTTAATCGTGAAAATTCACATGGTGAAATCATTCGACTTAAAAAGGATGATGCCACAATAGGTGGTCTATATAGCTCTCCAAGTGTAACAGGACCTTTTTTTGGACATATAAATGTCGGTCTTGCTATGTATCATGTAGGTAACTCTATTTTACCATCTGGAACTGGTGGATTAAGAGATAATGCCATTGACTTAGGTAATAGCTTTAACAGATTTGATGACATATATGCAACTAATAGCACAATTCAAACTTCAGATAGAAATGAAAAGCAAGACATAGAAGAGCTAAGTGAAGCAGAACAAAGAGTAGCTGTCGTTGCTAAAGGTCTTATGAGAAAGTTTAGATGGATAGACTCAGTTGCAGAAAAAGGTGACAATGCAAGAACTCATTTTGGTATTATAGCACAAGAC